ATGCTCAACTCTTGCGCCAGCGGGGTGAGCGTGGTCAACATCGACAACGGCTTCGGCGCGGGCTATCTGGCCAGCATGATCAACCACATGGGAGGGAAACAGAAATGAGAACACTCTATCTGGACTGCGGCATGGGGGCCGCCGGCGATATGCTCATGGCGGCCCTGCTGGAGCTTGCGGACGACAAGGCGGCCTTTCTGGAGAAGATGAACGGCCTGGGCCTGCCCGGTGTGGCGGTATCCGCCGCCCCGGCCGTCAAATGCGGCATCACCGGTACCCATGTGGCGGTGACGGTACACGGGGAGGAGGAGGTCAGCTACGACGTATCCCCGGAGGGACACATCCACCATCACGACCACGGCCATGACCACAGCCACAGTCATGAGCATGGTCACGAGCACGAACATGGCCATGAACACGAGCACCACCAGCATGACCACGACCATGGACATCACCACCACACCGGAATGGGGGAGATCCGCCATCTGCTGGGCCATCTGGAGCTTCCCGAGGCGGTGCGGGCCGATGCGGAGGCGGTCTACGGCCTGATCGCGGAGGCTGAAAGCCACGCCCACGGCGCGCCGGTGGAGGAGATCCACTTCCATGAGGTGGGCAGCCTGGACGCGGTGGCCGACGTGGTGGGGGTCTGCCTGCTGGTGCACATGCTGGGTGTGGAGCGTATCGTGGCCTCCCCGGTGCACGTGGGAAGCGGCCAGGTGCGCTGCGCCCACGGCATCCTGCCCGTGCCCGCCCCCGCCACGGCCCACATTCTCCGGGATGTTCCCATCTATGGCGGGGCCATTCGGGGAGAGCTGTGCACCCCCACCGGAGCGGCGCTGCTCAAGCACTTTGTCACCGAGTTCGGCGCCATGCCGGTGATGAAGGTGGAAAAAATCGGCTACGGCATGGGGAACAAGGACTTTGAGGCGGCCAACTGCGTCCGCGCCCTGCTGGGAGAGACCGCGGGCGGCGGGGACGAGGTGGCCGAGCTGTGCTGCAATCTGGACGACATGACCGCCGAGGCCCTCGGCTTTGCCCAGGAGGAGCTGCTTGCCGCCGGAGCACTGGACGTGTATACCACGCCCATCGGCATGAAGAAGGGCCGCCCCGCCGTGCTGCTCTCCTGTATGTGCCGTATGGAGGATCGGGAGAGGCTGCTTGGCCTGCTTTTCCGGCACACCACCACTCTGGGCGTGCGGGAGAATGTGTGCCGCCGGTATACCCTGGAGCGGGGTGAGCGCACCGTGGATACCCCCCACGGCCCCGTGCGGCTCAAGACCGCCTCCGGCTGGGGCGTCGTCCGCTCCAAGCCGGAGTACGAGGATGTGGCCCGTATCGCCCGCGGCCAGGGCATCAGCCTGGCTGAGGTGTGTGATTGGCTCAAGTGACCTGTACTGTGTTTTAAGTCTAAGTCTACCAAATGTCTACCAAAAGTGCCCCGGAACCGTTGCGGTTCCGGGCTCTTTTTGTGCTTGGCATGCCCGGCGTGTCTACCAGATGTCTACCAACGCCACTTTTTGCCGCTCTTTTGTGCCATTTGGAACTGCATGTGGGGGGAATCCCTCCTTTTTCATGGCTTGCAAGGGGCGTCATACTCCCCTTTCTGTTCTACCACACTCCAAGCCTTTTGTAAAGCCTCAGAATAGTAATATCGATATCCGACATCACCACGCCGGATATCCTGCACAGGAATCAAGTCATGCAAGTGGAGACCAAAAACTATTGCATGGTAGTGAGGGCGCAAGGTCGTGGAGCCATACTCACCACAAGCAAAATAGCGAATGTGGTCATCGGGGAAAGCTTTGCGAAGACGCTTCCAAAACAACTGTAAATCTCTCTTACACAGTGAAAGGGACTGCATCGCCTCTCCGGTCTCCGGATCAGCATACCAGTGACGGGGTACATGCTCCTCATCATAAGTCAAGGTCAAAAAATAAGCCGAATCGTGATACTCAAGCTCCATCATACAGCGATTGGCCCAATCACGGGAGCGGGCAATCCGGCAGCCTTCACACTTGCCGCAGGGAATCTCAACCCAGTCAAGCCAAGTCTTCTCAGCGTAAGCAGAAATCTCAGGAACATCGGAAGTACAAATGCGACCTTTGCGCAATTCCAAATGATGAACACCATAGGGGACTATCTTCATATCAGCCTTGCCATTCTTCGTGGTGCCAATTCTAAATCCCTTAAGGGGATGAAAACAGGCTATAAAATCACCCTCTCCGTACTCGGTTGGTCTGGTGGTGTCAGTGGGAACCAATATATCAAGATAGTATTGGTTCCCACGACCCTCCAATTTTCAGCCTCAGACGTTAACGCTTTTTGCTAGCAGCCTTACCAGACCAAGTATCACCAACAGCACCACCAATCATCTTCGCATAATCGAAAATATTATCACCCCAAGGAAGGCCAAGCTGGTCAAGAGCTTCACGACCAGAAGCAAGTTCAGGGCCGAAAGCCTGCCAAGCATTAGATGGAAAACTCTCCCTTATATCAAAATCGTGTTTAAAACCAGCTTCCTGCAAATCTTTATTCACAGAAGCGTTAAAAGCAGCAATATCCTTCTGCGTCATAGACTGGACATCATAGCCATACTTCTGAGCGGCAGCATGGATGGAAGCAGCGACCTTCTGAGCGGCGGCGGACTGGTCGGAAGCATACTTTGTACCAGCCAAATGAGCATCCGCAGTATACTTCTGAGCCATAGCCTGGATATTAGCCGTAGAAAGCTGAGTTTGTGCCTGAAGTTCGGAAGTATATTTGGACATAGCCGTATATTTATCCGCGATAGCCTGATTAGACTGAGCAGAAACACGGGTGCCCTCAAGGCTTAAGAAAGAACTAAGCAAACTCCCAAACAAACCAGCAATAGCACCAGTGGCACTATTATCAACGCTGCCCATAGCACCGGACGGGGCACCGGAGCTAGCCGTTGCGCCAGAAGTAACAGCGGCACCGCTACCACCAGTGACAGAAAGGACGGGATTAAGCCCAGCAGCAATTAAGTCACGCACCTCTCGTTGATGGGCAGTAGAGCTCATACGCTCCTGCCAATCTCTATTTTTTTGGGCCTCTTGACTGTTGTACCGACGCATGATTTCGTACTGCGCTTCCTGCCACTTCCGGAGTTGTTCTG